GATCAGCCAGGCCGAATACCTCGTCGTCGAGTCGCAGGGCGTCTGGATCAACGAAGACGGCACGCTGTGGCTACACGTCGACGGCCGCTTCACCCGTCCCGACGGCACACCCGCACAAGCCCCGCGCCACATCGCCTTCCACGTCTGGACTGCCTACAGCCCCGCGGTGCCGTGGTCGCAGATCCTGCGCGAGTTCTTCGCCGCGCTCGAAAAGATGGAGCAGGGCGACGACACGAAGATGAAGGCGTGGGTCAATACGACTCGCGGCGAGACATGGGAAGGCGAGATCGAGCGCACTGACGCCGACGAGCTCAAGCAGCGCGCCGAGCCGTTCAAGCTCAAGATCCTGCCGCGCGACTGCCTGCTGCTGCTCTGCGGATGCGACACCCAAGGCAACCGCATCGAAGCGCAAGTGTGGGGCTACGGCATCGGCGGGCAGATGTGGACCGTCGATCACCGCGTGTTCTTCGGCAACCCGGCGCAGGAAGAAGTGTGGCAGGAGCTCGAGGACTTCCTTCTGGGCGAGGCCTACCAGCACGCCAGCGGCACCACCCAGCACATCTACGCCAGCGCGATAGACTCCGGCGGACATCACGCCGATGCTGTCTATGCGTTCGCCCACAAGCACCGCGCGCGCCGCGTGCATGCCGTCAAAGGCTCATCCGGCGCGGAGCGCTCGATCGAGAACGGAAACGCCAAGGTGTCATTCAACTGGAAGGGGCGCCGCGAGAAGAACGGCGCCGTGCTGTGGATGGTCGGCACCAACCTCGCCAAGGACCGTCTGGCCGCGCGAATGGAAGTCACCCAGCCCGGCCCCGGCTACGTCCATCTCTCCAGCGAAAATACAGACGAATGGTTCCGCCAGCTCGCCGCCGAGGACCGCGTCACGATTCGCGGCCAGTACGGCACCACCACCCGATGGGTGCCTAACCGCAAGCGCAACGAGGTCATCGATATGACCGCCTACACGATCTGGCTCGAAGAGCGGCTCGACCTGTGGTCCCCCAAAAAGCGCAAGTGGTGGGACGAGCTCGAGCAGCAGGTACAGCCGGCAATCGATGACCTGTTCAACGCCCCGTCGCGCGCTGCCGTGCAGACGCCTGCGCCGCCGCCCCCCGCCGATCCCGCGCACGTCCGGGCCATCCCGCATTCCACCACCGCCACCCACCGCCTCGCAAAATCCGACTGGAGCAGCCGCCTATGACCGCCCCCGCCCAGCAGGCCGCCACCCTGGCCGACGTGTTCACCGACGTGCTCACGCGCGAGCTGCGCCTGCCGCAATCCATCGCCGAGACCCTGGCCGACGCGCTCATCCTCGGCGCGGCCCGGCTCGGCCACGGCGGCACGTCCTACCCGCTGTACACCCTCGACACGCTCACCCGCGACAATGTCGCCGCGCGCGTGCGCGCCGAGTACAACGGCCGCAACGTGCAGCTGCTCGCCCGACGCTACGGCAAAAGCCGATCGACCATTTACCGCATCCTGCGCCGCCACGAACAGGAATAAACATGCAACCCATCGACTGCAAGTGTTTCAGCCACGGCGTTTGCACGCACCAAGCAGCGCCTCGCCGGCTATTCGGAGCGGCGCACTGCATTTTGGAGTTCCCATTGAGCGACGATCGCATCATCAGGGGATGCGCGCTCAGGGTGTCGCGCGGGCAGCGTCCTCCGCCGCCGCCTCCGCCTCCACCGCTCAGAATCATTCGAGAGGGGGTAAGCGTTTCTCAAGAGCACAGCCCGTGTCTCCCGCCTGGGGACGAATAACTGTCGCATCACCGGGTAACGCTGCAACACCCGCCCGCGTACTTTCGTCGCATCAGCCTCTACCCGTGCGCCGCGCCTCATGCCCTCTGTCGCCGAAACCCGCCTCGCCGCCTACCTGGCAGCCGAAGCCGCCATCCTCCAGGCGCAGGAAGCCCGCTCCGGCGACCGCACCCACCGCATGGCCGAGCTCTCCGCCGTGCAAAAGCAGATCACTTTGCTGCAAGCGCAAGTCTCGCGCGAGCAGGCCCGCGCCGCCGGCGGTGCCGGCCTCAACTACGCCGTGGCCGATCTATCGGGCGAGGGCGCATGAACGTCATCGACCGCCTCGTCGGCTATTTTGCGCCGCATGCCGCGCTGCGTCGGCGCGCGGCGCGATCGGTGCTCGCGCAGTACGAAGCGGCCGAGCATTCGCGCATGCGCAAGTTCCGGCGCGAGCGCGGGTCGCAGAATGAAGTGGTGCAGCTGGGCGCCGCCGCGGTGCGGGCGCAGGTGCGCCACCTGGCGCGCAATCACGACCTCGCGCGCGGCGCGCTGCGCACGCTGGTCAACAACATCGTGGGCGCCGCCGGCATCGGCATCGAGCCGCAGCCGCGCCGCCTCGACGGCACGATCGACAGCGAATACGCCGCCGCGCTGGTCGAAGCGTATCGCGACTGGTGCCGGCGGCCCGAGGTCACGCACCGCCTGCCGTGGTCGCGCCTGCAGCGCGCCATGGTGCGCGCGTGGGTGCGCGACGGAGAAGTATTCGCGCAGATGATCACTGGCCCCGTGGCCGGCGTCGACCATGGATCACTGGTGCCCTTCAGCCTTGAGGCCTTCGAGGCGGACTACGTTCCGCTCGAGCTCAACGACCCCAAGCGCGGCATCGTGCAGGGCGTGCAGCGCAACCAATGGGGCAAGCCGATCGCGGTGCATGTGCTCAAGGGCGACGTAAGCTCGCCCGCGCTGCCGAGCAGCAGCGGCGCCACCAAGCCTGTGCCGTGGGACCGCGTGCTGCACCTCGCCACGCTCGACCACATCGGCCAGGTGCGCGGCGTGTCCGAGTTCGCCAGCGTCATCACGCGGCTGGAAGACATCAAGGATTATGAAGAGTCCGAGCGCGTCGCAGCCAAGATCGCTGCCATGCTCACCGCCTACGTCAAGCGCGGCTCGCCCGAAGTGTACGACCCCGAGACCGCGCCCGCGCCGGGCACGCGCCAGATCGCGTTCAAGCCCGGCATGGTGATCGATGACCTCGCCATCGGCGAAGAGATCGGCCTCATCGACAGCAAGCGCCCGAACCCGAACCTCATCACCTTCCGCCAGGGCCAACTGCGCGCCATCGCGGCCGGCGTCGGCGCGAGCTACAGCAGCCTGTCGCGCGACTACAACGGCACCTATTCCGCGCAGCGGCAGGAGCTGGTGGAGCAGTGGGTGCACTACGCCGTGCTGTGCGACGAATTCGTCGGCGAGGTGGTGCAGCCGGTGTGGGAACAGTTCGTCTTCGCCGCGCACCTCTCGGGCGTGGTGCGCATGCCGGCCGGACTCAAGCCGGGCAGCGAGAACGACGCGATGTACACCGCGCAGTCCATGCCGTGGATCGACCCGGTCAAGGAGGCCACCGCCTGGCAGATCCTGATTGAGAACGGCCTCGGCTCCGAAGCCGAAGCGATTCGCCGCCGTGGTCGCAACCCCGCCGATGTCATCGATCAGATCGCCGAATTCCGCCGCAAGGCAGAGGAAAAGGGACTGCGCTTCGGCACCGCCGCAGCCGACCCTGCGCCGAACGAGGACACGGACGATGCCGATGCCTGACTCCCTGGACACCCTCCTGCGCTCGCCCTGGCTCTCCGGCGCCGCCGGGGCCATCGTCGCCCTGCACGGTGCCCCCGGCGCAAGCTGGCCGCAGCGCACGTTCAACGTCGTCGCGGGCGCCCTCGTCGCCGGATACGCCTCGCCCATCATCAACCAGTACTTCGGCCTCAGCACGCCCGAGCTGCAGAGCGCCAGCGCGTTCCTTTGCGGGCTCTTCGGCCTCAACTTTTCCGCGAGCCTGCTCGACAGCATCCGCGCGTCGAACTGGCTCGAGCTCCTCCCTTGGAGGCGGTGACATGGACCACGAGCTGATGATCGTCAACGGCATCGCCTCGCTCGCCGCCGCCGCGCTGCTCTCGCTGATCGTGCTGCACCCCCGTATTCACGAAGGCCCCGTGATCAAGTTCGGCCTCATCTGCATGATCTTCGGCTGCCTGGGCAGCTTTGCCGCCGCCGTCCTCGCGCCCATCGACCAGTGGCACGCGCACTGGAATGCCGGCATCGCGGTGCGTTGTGGCATCGGCATTACCGCCTGCGGCGTGCTACTGCGCCTGGGCATCGGCGAGCACTGCATAGCCCGCCTCACCGGCCACCACAAGAGGCCCGCCCCATGATCGTCGCAGTCCTCAACCGCCTCGGTCTACTGCGCCCCGCCACCGCTGCCGGTGGCGACAGCCACCCGGCGGCGCACCATTTTGGTAACGCCACCGAAATGGTCACCGGTACGCCTCGCCTCATCAGCCCCATCACGATCGGCCTGCTCGAGTCGCTCGGCGTGCGCCACGCACTGGCCGTGCAATACGCGCCGCTGCTCGCCATCGCCGCCCATCGCTACCACATCGACACCACCCCGCGCCGCGTCGCTGCCTGGCTCGCCACCCTCGCGCACGAGTCCGCGCGATTCACCCGCCTGGTGGAAAGCCTCAACTACTCCGCCGAGGGCCTCGCCGCCACCTGGCCGGCCCGCTACGCCGACATGGCCGGTCAGCCGACCGCAACCGCGCGCCGAATCGCGCGTAGGCAAGAAGACATCGCGAACCTTACCTACGCGAATCGCTTAGGTAACGGTTCCGCCGGCTCTGGCGACGGGTGGAAGTATCGCGGTCGCGGCCTCATCCAGATCACCGGCCGCAGCAACTACGCCGCCTCGGGCCTCGTCTTGGATCTCGACCTGCTCAAGCACCCCGAGTTGCTCGAGCAGCCCTACAACGCCGCCCTGTCCGCCGCCGAATGGTGGCACCGCAACGGCTGCAACGCACTCGCCGACACCGGCGACCTCGCCGCCGTCACGCGGAAGGTCAACGGCGGGCTCACCGGCCTGGATGATCGGCTCAAGCTCTACGCCGGCGCCATGACGTACATCGGGAGCGCCTGATGTGGTCCCGCATCCCTATCTTCTGCTGGCCATCGGTGTGGCTTGCCTCGTGGCTGCTTGGGGCGGCTACCGCCACGGCGT